ACACACTATGCGTTGGATACATATATAGAATAGCAAATAGTGAACTCAGGTGCAAGTCTTTTATACTCTTAAATAATCTTTATTTATTGACAGCAAATCCTCAAGAATCATCGGTCATCGTCAATCATCATCTGTCTTGTCATCATCAATCATCGTCCACGGATCATGGTTCATCGTCATTCATCCTCAAGTCTTTGTCATAATCATTCTTCCTCTATCATGGGAGAAAATTGGAGATCTTCCTCCTTGTGATGGGACGACTTTGAGGATAGAATATGATTGATGATACCTGTCCAATCATACGGTGTCGGGGAACTCCAGTCAGGTGTCCATGATTCTCCGTTTCCTGCTATCTGTATCGCTCTCTCACCGCCAAATATATTTAGGGTATGGGAAGAAGGATGATGAACCAAGTTATAAACTGAGCCTCCATTCATAGAATATCTTGTTTGCCACGCAATTTGATGAGGACGTAGAGTTATAGACTTTAGGGACTTTAACCTGTGAACCTTGAGTTCTAACCAAAACGGATGACCTTGGACGATGCCGTGTAGGTCAGGCACTCCAGGACTTGCCCATGATTCTAGGCGTGTCCAAAACACACCTAGATCTTTGGTTCCATCACGGAGTTTATACCATAATTGTGACTCGGGTTTGCTACTCATAACAAAGCTCTTCGTAGTAGCGGTCAGATAAAGATTCACCATTGTCATTATCTTCGTGCCAGTTGTCAGGCTCTGGCTCTAAACCCTCTGCTTCGTAAATGGGTGTCGGGTTCATTTCGTAAACGTAAACTTTAAACCCTCGTGTTCTCATTTCTTCAGCGGCTTCCATCGCTTCGCGGTGAGTTTCATACCCACAGTGTCTATGCCCCACAGTTTCAAATCCTTCAGGAACGTCTTCCCAACCATTTTTGCCAAGGCGGTGATTAGAAATATATGTCGCAACGATATGGTACTCATTTGTAAATAGTTTAGCCATTAATCTACGAGCTCCCCTGTTACAATAAAGTCCATACGCTCAGCACATGTCGTGCAAGGTGTTTTGTCCTCGTCGTATAAATCCCTAGCGTAATTGTTGCCGAGCATCGGCATACCGCACAACGTCCTGCTTGTCCCATCAGCCATTGCAAAATGCTGTTGTCCTAACTTTTTAGTCCACTCACTAAACTTAGTAGCCATATCAAAACCCCTTTCTTCGGGTTGGTTAAATTAATCGTACTTTACTGTAGCACAGGTATTTGTCAAGTAGTGTCTTTTGTTATCTTTTTTTGCACAGTCCCCTCGATGACCATATTGCCATCGGCTACTGCTGCGAGTGCAGGAAACTCTTTTTGCAAACGCTCTATTTCTTTCATAACCTGTTCTCTGTCCATTTGATCAATACGTCCATGGAGGATTTCTTTACGATCTATGTAGATCCCTGCTGCTTGTCCTCTAGATTTTTCGGCTGCGACTGCTGCTGCGAAGTTTCCTCCAGTCATGGCAGCGTCACGTATCTCGGCTAGTTTTTTAACGTGTCCTTCAAAACTTACCTCGTATTTTTTAGACAACTCACTTTTTAGCTCACCTATCCTTTGCACAACTTGAGGATATCTTTGCCCATTGAGTAATTGTGATGCAATGGCATGGGCAGATTTCACAGAGTATCCTGCTCGCACCGCAGCCTCAGTCTGGCTAATGTCTTCACAAACGTAGATTCTACAAAACTCTTCTTGTTTCGGAGTGATTCCTTTCTCTACACGAGGATTAGCGACGACATTGATAGTGGGTTTGTGAGTAGCTTTTGCAAGAGGCATTTTGAGTTTCCTTCTCGTTATGATGGGACCACTTTACTAAATAGGAGGGAAAAAGAAAAGTAGCCATTTTAAAACAGCCCTGATTTGAAGTCGCGCGAACACGAAAGTAATGATCTATTGTGATCAAGATATCGGAGTCAGAGAACCATAATCCATGCTAACCCATTGAATATAGGGGTATAGTGAGATATTGTATATTATCAAATCATTAAAAACAAAAAGAGTCCTATCCATCATTTACCCCTATATAGCAAAGTCCAGATAATATATAAAAAGACCCCCTGACCAAAAGGGTTGAATCAGGGGGTTGAGAGAGTGTGAGCATATAACTTGGGAGGTGAGCTTATGCTTTTTTAGGATACCAAAAAAAGATTTTTGACACAAGGCTTTTCCAAAAAGATTTCTTTTCTTTCTTGGGATAGAAAAAATCTACTGTTTTTTCCATGGGAACCCAAACGTCGGCTTTTGCCTCTGATGCGGATGACACAGTCACGGCTGCCGATTGAGCAGACTTAGTTGATTTAAAATTAGAACTATGCTCATTTAATTTTTTGCCGAGCGTATACACGATGTACTTATATTGATTTTTTGTAATCCCGTGGAAAGACTGTATTTGCTTTGCAGTCAATCCATTTTCTTTATCAGTTAAAATTCTTGCCACAAACTCATCACTTGGGCGTGTTCTATCAGTTTGGCTCATTTGTTTCTCCTAATTTACTGCGGATGAAAAACATTCCCGACTTCTCAGGAATCCATGGTTCGCCATCCTTAAATATAGCTTCAACTTCTTTTGACTTGCTTGCGTCATACAAACAATCTGAGCATAATTTGACATATTTTTTATCTTCTGGCAAGCCTTCTGCTTCGGCTCGCACCCAATGCACTTGAGTTGGTAGATTGCGGTGCATCTTAACGCCATACTGAGGTTCGCCTAATTGCTGACACATACCACAGTAATCTTCGTTTGGTTCTTCTATATGAAAGGTTAATAAAGGATTAGTCATGCTTAACTCTCCTTTCACGTTTGGTATCTTTTGTTTGGCGAGCATCTAACAAGTGTACTTGCCTATTGATATCTGCCACCCTTTTTTCAAGTCTTTTTAATGCCTCAGGGTTATTGAAACAAATTGTGGCTAGGGTGAATGTGACTACCCCTAGCCTACGGTTGTCATCAAAGTTTTTTATGGGAACGCCAATAGCTTGATGTTCTAGTTGAAACTCTCGTTCAGAGGCAAAAAGTAACGAGCTAATAATAGCTCGCACTTCTGCGATGGTGTGAGTAGTCTTAGTAGTGGGGACTTCTTTCCATTTCGCCATAGCTATACCCTCAACGAAGCTGAGTTGATTTCAACGTAAGCGTCAATATCTACTTCTGCTTCGCGTATGGTTTCTTTTACAAGCTCTTCAACTTTAGGCAGTAACTTGTCCCACAACTCATCAGTGTCGTCGAGAATATTGTCGGTGGGTGGTTCATTGAGTTTTTCAACTTGGTCTGCGAGTAGCCGTAGCGTCTGCCCTAAGTTCTCACAAGTAGCAGCAATTTGTCCTGCTAACGTAACATCAGACTCGTTACTCCTATTACTATTATCAACAATATCAGATAACCCATTTATTACTTTCTCTTCCATGTTAAGCTCCTTTCTCGAGCGTTGGATTGGTATGATGTGCAGCGAAGGTAAAGGATCACAGAACAATTTTGGGTGGATCTGCGAACAACTCTGCACACCATATAATTATACTACGGCAAGACAGTATTAATGATAAGTATCAATTTATCTTTTTAGTTCTGTGATACTTTTAGGTCTAGGTAGAGGACGTAACCATACATCATTATCTTTCGTCTTGTAGAATATATGTTTCCCGATGCGTCGTATTCTGTGCAAGTCATCTGCCCAATACGGATAGACATCATTGTTGTGATAGTGCGTTGCATCGTCACCGATAACAGTAATGTATCTGCCCTCTTTTAACATGAGTTCAGCAAGAGCTTTTGATGTTCGTAAAGAATTGTGTTCTCTTGGGTGATCTGATTTACCATCACACCACCAACTAAATTGACAACCATCTTTGTTTTCTTGCAAGACTACACTGCATACGTCGTTAGGATATTTTGAGGAAGCCACCCTGTTGAGAGTGACCTCCGCTATTGCTATTTGTCCCTGGATAGGTTCGGATCTTGCCTCAAAGTATATATTCAAGGCAAGACACATAAGTGCTGTTTCTATCATAGCATTCCCTGCGATTTAGCAAGAGCTATAACTAAAGAAACAACGATGTAACCGATTGCTGTTTCAAACATATCAGTACTCACTCGGTAGTAGTAAGACGTTGTTAGTAAAGAAGAACTTCCATGTACCTTCCTCGGCATCTGTAAAGTCTACGCCTCGTGTGTACAAGACATTACCGTTGCCATCGTCGGCAGTTATCTTAGCAGAATTGTCTACTACATCTAGTGTAATAGACATAAAGTCTTCCGTTTCCTGCAAGTCGGCGAGCTCGGTAGCTAGTATATCTAAAAACCAGTAAGCACCTCCTCCGCAGTGTTCAGCAAAGAACTTTACACCATCAGTGTAAAGAAAGTTAGAGCTCAGTGGGTGACGGAACCATTGTTCTGTACCTGTGAACATTTTAAGATCGGCTGATAACATATTTACCTCCTACATTTCGTCTGAGCCAAAAAGCATATCAGCTTCTTGCTCAACTCTGTTTAAAAACATATCCATGTGTTCAATCGCTGCAACCCTGCCGTCGTAATCGGCTTTAGCATCGCTAAATTGGTTGTGAACTCTTACGTTCCCTTGTATTGGGGAATCAGTGTGTATACCATCTTCGCGGTATACGATGTAGGCTTGGTTGATATCTGCATAATGTAGTATTGTACGAGACCTACCCTCGTTAAATACATATGCGTCTGGTTGTGGTTTCAT